AAAAGGGTCATCCAGGCCCGTGAGTATTACAAAAAAAGGTTCGCAGAGGTTCCCATGTACTTCGCGGACGGCTTGAGTGATAAAAATAAAATACTTTCCACTATGCGGCGACACGTCAAGCGGAAAGGGGTAAAGGCGATTTTCCTTGACTACCTGCAACTGGTGAAGGGTATGGACGGCAGCACCCGCAATGAGCAGGTGTCCGACCTTACCCGATCATTGAAAATGTTCGCCAGTGAATATTCGGTTCCGGTGGTGGCTCTATCACAACTCAACAGGGCCAACGAGAAAATAGACCGAGAGCCGATATTGTCCGACCTGCGGGATTCGGGGAGCATAGAACAGGACGCAGATGCGGTTGTGTTCCTGCATGAGAAAGATGGAATTTATTATTTGATACAGGCGAAAAACCGAAAAGTCGGTAGTAAAAAGATTGAAATAAATTTTGAGAAAAAGTACACTCGATTCGGTGGGAGCCGGTACACGGTGCCGCCGTTTGAGCGTAATGACAAAATGGATTGGGTGAATAACTAAAGGGAGTATTTTATGACCGAAAAAGAAAATCGTTTTGACTTGTTCCAAAGAATGTCCGAGTAAAGAAGATTATCTGACCTGCTGCTTTGCCTGCGCTGAGTCGGATAAATGTCAATCCAGGTGTGCAGCACACATGAAAGGACTGAACCCGCTTGAGTGCGAAGACAGGAGGGCCGAGTCATGAAAAAAGATTTTACCTGTATGGCTTGCAAGCCTGCTGACATGCCCTGCCAGGTTTCGAGGGAGTGCAAAAGGCAACGCAGGGAAATGAAAATGGTTAGCGGGTATGGGGTAGACAAAGGACACGGGTCCGGCACTCCTCCAAAAGGCGGCTCTGGTGTTCCTGAAAAGCCAAAACAGGAAACGAAAATTTTGTTGAGAGGCATGAAACAGTGCCGCAAGATAAAAATAGGTGATCAATGCAATTCCTGCGGGTGGCTTGAAATTTGCATTAAGCAGGTGACAATATGAAAAAAGTTATTATAGCACGTAAGGCGAAAACGTACAACCCTTGTGAGGAATGTAGCATTGATTGCGGAGAAGCTGACTTTGAATTACCTTATAAATTCTGTGCTCTGTCTCCGAAGATGGAAGGAAAATTTATTGTCAGTGTGGCGCAAGAAATAAAGGCGACACCAGCAGACGGTCTGGTATGTGATAAATGCTGTTTTAGTCGTTTTAATTCAAGTAAGGTATGTATAAAACGTGGCAGAAAAGGGCTGAAACCATTATGCAAGCCCGATACCTACTTTGTACTTGAGAAGGTGAAGCCATGAACAATAAATTTACAGCAGTAGAAATCCAAGCCCGCACCGATGCCGAGCTTGAAGAAAAGGCAGAGGAAAAAATCCACATCCCCTGGGACTGGAACCCGGTGGTCATGATGGTAATTTTCGGGATGGCCCTGTATGCCTTCGCCTCAACTATTTATTATAATAACCAGATCGACAAGCTCCGGCCCCTGGTGTACCAGGTTGACCGGGACACAAGAAAATTATACGACCATCTGCACCTTGAAAGGGAGCGGTTAAATTCTGAAATTATAGGGGGAAAGTGATATGGGATTATTGGGATTGATAAAGGACATTGTTTTATTACCTGTCGATATTGCTCTTGATGTGACTGGAATTACTCCGATAACCAAAATATTGAATGATGATAATTCAGGGGAAACTCCTTTCGGAACAGAGGGACGCCTAAAGTTATTGGCAAAAAATCTTGAAGACATAAAGGACTAAGGAGGATTGAAGAATGGATTATTTATGGGATTTCGTTTGTGTCCTGGTCGCGGTTGCTGCGTACATTCTGATATTTAAAATGAACTCACCATCATCCAAGGCTGAAGATGAGATAAACAAGAACAGGCAGGATAGATTTTTACAGGGGAACGTGAAATGAAGTATTTTTCTGTGAGGTAAAAAGTGGATTATGATTTAAGGACAAGTGAAGATTGGCAAAAAATATGTGACGTGTTGGTTTATGATGCTGATGGATGGGATAGAAAAAATTATCAGTTCAGTTGGTATCAAGAAAAAATAACCAGAGAAGAGTTTGAAAAAAGATTATTCAGGTCAACCGTTATTGGAAGTATTGTAAATAAAGATGGTTCCATTCATGAGATATGGAAGGACAGACAAAAACGATGCTTCCCTTGATTGCTGACATTGCAATAAACTCCCTGCTCACTTCGATGGCAGTCATCGGAGTGGCGGGGATGATATTTTTTTTGTGGCTTTACTTCAAAATATAATTGACAGCAATTTATATTTATAATATTTTGTAACACATGGAAAGGCAAGAAAAAAAATCAATCATTCACATCCGCATGTCAGAAACTATGCGTGAATGGATTTTACAGGAATCAATCAGGCAGGACGTTTCAGAATCGTGGCTCGTTCGGAACATTATAACCAACTATGTTGAAAATCATGGCGGGAAATAATTGAAAGCGCAAAAGTTTGAAATAAAAGAAACCCCTATTAAGCACCAGATAAGAGACTACCTAAAAATTCAGGGTTTTTTCCAGTTTTGGAACATGCAAGGCATGGCATGTTACCCTGGCCTCCCTGACCGAGTTGCGGTCAAGGAGGACTATATTTTTTATATTGAAGTCAAGAGACAAAGTGGAGATTTGAACAAGAATCAAAAAAAATTTAAAATAGATTTCGAGCCTCACACTGGTAAACACGTACGGTATATTCTCGCACGTTCACTGGAGGACGTTGCATCGGTGGTAAGGGAATGTGGCCTTGAAGACCATCCGGCTTTGTGGTGAAACAAAATGGCTTTATGTGAAATGTGTCTATCAAGAATAGCGACCGAACGCCACCATAAATTTTCTCAGACGAAGCTGAACCGAAAACTATATCCAGAATACATTGATCACCCTGCAAACATAGCGATGCTCTGTTCGCCTTGCCATCATGGAAAATCAGTCGAGAAGTGGAGCGAGAAAGAATTTTGTAAATATCTTGGTATCGATCCGAGAAGCAAATCAGGAAAAGGAATAAGGAGTGTGACAGCATGATGATCAATGGTGGATTTACTGGTGGATTTGATGAAATGATAGACAGGATACGGAAGCCGCTGAACTTAAAAAAATTATTCAAGCACAATGTGAAAGGCAACGGCAGAAAGGGAAGTTTTGGTCAATCAAGATTACAAAAAGAATATAACATAGAGCTTGAAAAAATAAATATGTCAAAAAATTCTTGACTTATAAAAAAGGTAGGAGTAAGTAATGAACATGAGTTATCAGTGGAATGACAACAGCGTTTATTTTCATGGGCAGATGAAATATGTCAAGGGGGACATCATCCCAGGGAACGCCATTCCACCGAGCTTGCGTGATCAATACCTCCGTTATAAAAAAATTATTCCTGTCCAACCTGCGGCCGCTCCAGTGAAACCTCTTGAACGATCTATAAAATTATCCATCTCCATGATGGGTCACCCTTCCAGGTCACAGTTTTTCCCGTATCTCAAAGAGCGCCTGGGCGAAGACGTCCCTTTTTCTATCGATCAAAAAAACTGCCTTCTCGAAAACAGCAAGGCATCATGGAGGCTGTATGACCCTGAAGCAGATTTCCATGTCGTTGTTCAAGACGACTGTGTGGTGTGCAATAATTTTAAGGAGCGAGTAATCGCTTTCATCAATGAACAGGAAGAAAAAAGAATTTCAGAGAAACGGCCCATACAAGGCTATAATTTTTTCCTGAAAAACCCTCGTACCGGTTTACAGATAGCCCCGACCGGTGGAGTGTTTTTTGACAACGTGACCCGCGCAGGGCTGGCGATCTGCTTGCCCACAAAGATCATTGAGGCCATGCTGGTTGAATTCGACAAACAGACTTCCCGGCACGATGACGACCGTATTTCCATGTTCATGAAAAAGAACGGGTACCGGATGTGCTTCCCATTCCCTTCGTTCATCGACCACAGGGTCGAGCTTGACTCCCTTGCGAACAATGACCCAGGACTGAAGGCCATAAAGTTTATTGACGACTGTGAAGTGACCATACCAAAAATAATACATCAGTTATGGGTAGGACCTAATCCTGCACCGGTTAAATGGATGAACTCCTGGAAGGAAAAAAACCCTGGTTGGGAGTATCGCCTATGGGATGAAAAGGCGATAAAAAAGACAAAGTGGATAAACCAAAAGCATATTGATTTCTACATGAAGCAGGGGAACTGGCCAGGCGTGTCCGATGTGTGCACGTATGAGATACTTTACAACCACGGCGGATTCATGCCTGGGGCTGATTCTGTTTGTCAGCTTCCTATCGATGATTTATTCTTTGAGGATTACGACGCATACGGATGCTATGAGCAGGAGAGGATCAGGCCCGGTCTCATATCTCCCTTATGTGCGAGTGTGAAGGGGGGCCGGTTTGCAAAGGAGCTTATCGGCGGGCTATTCATGCTGAGTGAAGTCGGGGAGCCGTGGAAGTGTACCGGGAACCTTTACATGGGGGAGATGTTCAAAAGGACAAAGCAGAAAGTAAAAGTTTTTCCGTCATACTACATGAACCCTGAACACTTCACCGGTGAAAAATATACTGGATTCGGTAGAATATACGCACAGCAGATGTGGGGAAGCACATTGAGCAAGACCAATAAATGTAACGCCTATCAAGATGGCGTGGCATAAAACAAAAGGAGTATTACAATGAGAAAAATTGTAACTGAAATTATGAAAGATTTCCCAGGGATAAAATTCATCATGTTGGGGGACGGACAAATTGAGTATATCATGGACAACCTGGCAAGCGTGCTGAAGCTCCCAGGGGACGTGGTTGAGCTGGGATGTAATGTGGGTATGACAACGAGCTTTCTTCGCAGGCTGTTGAATGCTGCCGGATCGGACAAAGAAATCCATGTATATGATTCTTTTCAGGGTCTTCCAGGTAAGACGGCAGAAGACGGGGCCACTCCTTGTGACTTCGGGTCTTCCGCAGTGCCTCACCAGGCCGTACTTGACACTTTCAGTAAAGCCGGCCTCACGCCCCCCGTCATAAACAAGGGATGGTTTTCAGAGATTCCCGATGACAGGTACCCTGAAAAAATATGCTTCGCGTTCCTTGACGGAGACTTTTACGGGTCTATCATGGACAGCTTCAGGAAGGTGTATCACAAGATGGTGCCTGGCGGGATTATTCTTGTCCATGATTACGATTGGGCGCCGTTCCCTGGGGTAAAAATGGCCTGTGACGAATTTTGTGCTGATAAGCCTGAAAAGGTTGCAAGTGAGATTTTTGGCATTGGCAAGATGGTCAAGAAGTAATGAAAAATAAAGGACGCCCGGAAAACCTGAAACCACTAACCACGGAGAAAGCACGGGAGATAGGCAAGAAGGGCGGGAAGGCAAGCGTAAAAGCTCGTAAAGAAAAAAGGCTCATGTCTCAGATATTTGCCGAGCTGTTGACGGATGGCCTTGATATTGATATAAAAAAAGCAGCACCTAAGATCATAAAAAAGGGAGGGGCCCCGGCCGTATCGCTGATGAAAGTTATATCCGAGGCCACAGAGGGGAGCAAAGTTAATATTGATATTCCCGGAGCGATTACAATAGAAATTTCGGGGGTTTCTCCTGAACCAACCGAGAAATAGAATAAGGCTGCAAGTCCCGGAAAAACTCAAACCGCTCTTCATAACGAGGAAGCGGTTTATTGTTTTACCAGGGGGGAGGGGGAGCGGAAAGTCTTGGACGGTCGCTGACTTTTTACTGGTCAAGGGGATGGCCTCACGCCTTCGGATACTGTGCTGTAGGGAAATACAAAATTCAATTCGGGACTCGGTTCATAAATTGCTTTCCGACCGGATCGAATTTTTAAAACTCAATGGGTATTATGAAATTCAGAAAGACCGGATTATAGGCAAAAACGGGACTGAGTTTATTTTCAAGGGTATGAAGGGAAACGACCAGGATATAAAATCGACCGAGGCGATTGATTATTGTTGGGTTGAGGAAGCGCAAAGCGTGAGCCGTAAATCTCTTGAAACGCTCGTACCGACAATTCGAAACGATAACAGCCAGATAATTTTTACATACAACCCGCTTTTTGAAACCGACCCGGTTCATGCTGATTATTACCTGGCTGACCGCGAAGACACCTTGAAAATATTTACCACCTGGCGGGACAATCCGTGGTTTCCCGAGGTTCTCAAAGCTGACCTTGAATACGACAAAAAAACCAACATAAATAAATATCTCCACGTGTGGGACGGTATGTGCGTTGCTTACGAAAACGACCAGATAGGAGCCTTTGAAACGGTCCTAGAATGGCATGCCCAATACTCGGTTGCTTTTGTCGATCCTTCGTTTTCCGACCGGGCAGGGACCGACAGTACGGCCGTTGCCGTGGTAGGGGTCCAGGATGAGATTCTGGTTTTTACCGGCATGCTGTGGCCCAGGTCGATATCAAACCCTGAAACCCGCCGGGAGATGCTTGATTTTTTGAATAAGTACACCCCTATTGAAACGGTGCTGGAGTCTCAACTATCGGACAGTTCTATTTTTTTCCTTGACGTTCTGAAGAAAGAGGATATGATTTATCCCATAAGAAACCTGTGGACAGTCAAGCACCAGCACAGGGGAAAGCATGAGCGTATCATGGCGACTGTAGGGGTGCAGAAAGCGAGCATGAGAATACTGGAAGGGACCCAGCAGAGTTTCAGCCTTGAGGTGAGCCGGTACAGGAAGGACGTTGACCACGACGATGCACCGGACGCGCTCGCTGGAGCTATAGAAGCCCTGGCAACATCGGACATTATCGCCGAGTACAGTGCGGCGTTAAAATTATTAAAAAAGTGAGAGGACATGATGAAAAACCCATTCGCAAAAAAAGGACTCAAAAAAAACGACCTGAAAAAGATTGAAGAGGTGAAGAAGATCACCCGAATTGTGGAGATTGAGAACTGTGGGGAGTGCAAAAAGTTCAGAATGTATCCCATCCAGGGCCGTAACGTGTGCCAGTGTGCCGCAACGATGGGAACAGAATACCGGGTCGCAACCGTAGAGTATCTTGAGGAGATGTTTAACGGATGCACCGTGTGGCCCTCGACCATGCGCGATGGCGGTCCCGTAGAAGTTGGGAAAGAATACGTATGCAAGCCCGATGGTAGAGTACGGGAGCTTCACTCAAAGTGAAAGTCTACTTGGGCGTCAAAGCCGCAAAGTATCCTGACGGTACGGAACTTAACGACGTCATGAAATACAACGAATACGGGACTGAGAAAATTCCTCCTCGTCCCGTACTTCGTATTGCAGCCGAAAAGGTAATTACAGAACTGCCTAAAATAAAAGGCGAGGAATCAAAAAGCGCTATTGAAACTTATTTGACAAATTTATGCAATCAACCACCGTCACAGCACAAACGACTTGAACAGGAATTTTTAAGGAAGATCGGACAGGCAGCAGCAGCAGAGGCAAAGCGCATTATAAAAGAAGGGGTGGAACTCCAGAGGAATGCCCCCTCAACGATAAAACAAAAAGGCCCAGGGAAGCCCCCGCTTTTCGATGAAGGGCTGATGATAAAAAATATTTCTTACGAGGTAGCAGAATGAACCCATTAACAACCCTGGCCACCATGGTCAACGCTGTAGAAAAGCTGTATGTACTGCCTGACAACGAACTCGCCAACAATCCAAAATTGGTGGAGGAAATAAAGAACGCTTTCAGCGTCCACAATATTGACGGGTTTTTAAACGCCATACAGAACGAAATGGCCGAGGCCAGGAACGTGCAGGCATACACCCCCAGGCCAGACACAAGTCAGCTTTTAAACGCATACGCTGAGCGCGAGCATGACAGGGCTTCACGGTCTTCCGGTATCCCATACGTGACGGAGATCATAAACGAAGCTGATCAGGAGATACTGAAAGGGGGGAAGATAGGGAAGCCCGGAAGGAACGCAGACAAAAAGTTTTCCTCTGTTTTCAACTCGGTCTATTCGGATGGCGCGGTCAAGATCAACACGCCTTCCGACCCATCCACGCTCATGTCATATATCGATTATTCCCCCTACCGGGTCAACTATGCTGAATACCTGTCTGTGCCGACACTCTCCGAACTGGTTGACCGGCCCCTGTCCATCGCCCTGAAGAAGTTCCCGAAGGTGAAATCTGACAATAAAGAATTCAACAAGGCCATCAACAAGGCCATTGAAAAAAAGAAGATCAAAAGCGTAGTCGAGGATGCCCTTTTTTACAGCCTGCTTTCCCCCAGGGGGTCGCTGGTGGTTCCCATCAAGCGCGGGGACACTGTAACATTCAATTCCTTCAATGACACACAGTTTTCATATGGCATGGGGTCGTCTTACTCCGGCGTCACCCAGCCCTACATGGACGTGAAGGTCGGTGACCTGTACTGTATGGGGGCCAAGCTTAAGCACGGCGTATCGGCGTTTTTCACCTGCCCAGGGTATGAGCCGCTTTTTGGGGTGGGCCTGAACAGGGTCCCGCAGCTCAGAACCGCTGCTGAGGCCTGGAATCTGTATATCCACATTTTAAAAATTCTGCTCGTACGGGCCCAGGTTATCATTCAGAAGATGGAAGGTGACATTCAAACTGACACCATGCTTTCAAAAATGCGGGCACAGCTTGACAGGCTTTCTCAGACTATGGGGGTCAGCACCCCGATTGAACAGGCACGTGGCCAGGCCCTTGACATCATGAATAACAACATCGGGCCGGGAACGTCCGACATCTCCCCGGTCATCCAGTCGTTTGTGTCGTCTGTAACCGGGATCAGCCCTGAGTATTTCTTCGGGGGAGGGAATGCAACCTATTCCCAGGCAGCGTTCCAGATTCACGCCACCAACGAAAACGTTCACTCTCGCTATCAGAAAAAAGAGATCGAACCGCTGATGAGGTTTATAGTGAATACCTTAATCCGGTATGACGAAACCATAGCAGCTTTCAAAGTATCAGAGGACGAATTCGAAATTGAGTTTGAATCGATCTATGAAGAGACGGCACAGGAGAAAGCAGAGCTGAACAGCAAGCGTACGGAAACCCTTATTCGCCAGGCGTCTTATCCCGAACTTGAAGAGGAGTTCAAACGGGAAGGCCTGCTGGCCGAGCATGTTAAACTGCCGGTAATTGAGCGCGGCATTGAGGATGAAGACACAGACCCGGTTGACGGTGGGAATAATGGTGGTGGGGTATTGACTGGGGCATTGAATTCTAAAAAAATACAGTATCGACTTCGTTTTCCAGATGGGAAATTGTACGGGACAGGATCAAGCGAGGGAAGTTTTTGGGATACCCCACAAAAAGCCCTTGAAGCTAAAAAGAAATCTGGAATTAGAGATTTGATGATATATGAATATGACACCCAGTTAGGAAGCTTTGTGGGTGAAGTAATGATTTCATGATCGATATTTTTGAAAAATACGCCCCCCGGTGGAGATCAGCAGTGACTCAGTATGCCCGGGCGATCTGGACTGGCAAGGATGACGAAGAATCCGAGCTGGTCTATGACTCCCGGGCGGTACTGTTCATCCGTGAGTACCGGAGGGCATTGGAGAAGCATTACCGCGACAAGGGAATGAACGTTTACCGGGGGACCATCGACGGATGGGTGAAAGAGTGGCTTCGCAAGCAGGAAGCAATGAAGGACACTCTCCGGGTGATTGCCGGTGAGAAAAAAGACAAACTCTATGCCGATGAAATGGAACGGCTGAAGAAAGAAAAAGACCCGCAGGCTATGATCGACCGTCTTTTCGATGCAAAGGAAAATGAGAAGGTCTACAAGGTTTTTTCATTCAAGGATAACTTTGAAGCCGCTGCCGGACAGTACGGGGATGACAACGCTTATGACCTGGGGACCGGGATCAACGAGCGCATAATCAAGCACTACACTGACCGGTACTTTTGGAGGACACAAAAAGACCGAGTCGTACGGAACACACACGAGCAGCTTGAAGGAAAATGCTTTTTATTCACTGACCCGCCAACCACGATCGATAAATACGGACGCAGGCATACCGGGAACCCTGGGACAGATTACGGGTGCCGGTGCTTCGCTGAACCCGCGCCGGAACGGGAAAAGGTACTAAGGCACTACATCGTCAGAGATAAAGCGAGTGGCACGAAAAAGAAAAAACGCTTGACAAAATAATACTTTTGGAGGTTTCGTAATATCATGATTTTATCAATCCTCAAAGAACTTTTCAGAAAGCCCATTGCCCGCGCCCGGAACGATGCAGGGGAGCGGATCGAGTCCCTGCGCTTCACTGTTCCCGCTCTTCGTGTTGCCGTCCTTGAGTACGCCCCTGGCCAGCTTCAAACCAACAATTCAGAACTCGACGGTAAAACAGTAAAACTGTATTACCCGCCCGAGGCCGTGAGCGATGAGAAGTTTTTAAAGTCTCTCGAAAACGCTCCGGTGGTTGTTGGGGGCCACGGGACCACCACGAACGAATCCAACAAGAAAATTGATGGGTGGGCACATACCGTCCAGTATGATGCAGCTTCCAAAGCCGCTATGATTTCCGGCGTGGTGAAGGGAAACAAGGAAGTCGCATATATAAAAACCAACCTCGGCCAGGCTGACTTCGGGGCCTCTGCCTTCGTTGATATTTTCGACATGGAAATAAAAAGCGGTATCACCCCGGACGGGCAGGAATACAACGCCATAGCAAAGGAACTCCGCGCAACCCATGTGGCCCTTGCTCAGCACGTCCGCGACCCGAAGAATCAGATCAAAGTCACCAACGCCGTTGTGGTCAACACTGACGGAAATTTTAAAGATGAGGAAAACATCATGGAAATGTCAGACGAAGCGATTGTCGCAATGGTGAAAAACATGGCCGCTGAGATGGTCAAAGAATTGAAAGCATCAGTTATAAATGCTCCAAGGATAAGGGGCATTTATAAAGACTTAAAAGAGGCACAGTCCAGAGTAGACCGAGAAAATGCAAAATACGAAAATAAGCATGAAATACATAAATTAGAAAAAGTCGGAGATGAATATCACATAGTCGCTGACGCAAAAAATGCTGGTCTTCGTGAAGTCGAGGTTACCTATTCTGACGGAACAAAAATAGAGACCAGTATGGCCGCTCACCTTTCTGACGCTGATATAAAAAATTATTTCAGGGTTGGAAAAGAATTTAATATAGGAAGTGGCGAGAAGGACAAAATGGCAAAGGTTCAATCTGTAAAAATATTGAACTCCCGCGATCAAATTTGTGTCATTGAGTTTCAAGAAAAATCCTGGGACAAAAATTCGTGGAACAAAGATGGCGAAATAGAAGGAATTGACGAAGCAAACAAGTATATCAAAGCTCAGGAGCAAAAGTATCCTGGCAGGACATATCGAATAAAAAAGTATTGATAGTGAGGTCATAATGACAGCAGAAGAAATCAGGGCGATAGCCCAAAATGCAATGCGTGAAGCCATTGCTGCTAAAAACGAGGACGACCGCATGGAAAAACTCGAATCAGCAGTAAACGGTATTCTCGAAAAACTAAAAGACGGTGAAAGCGCAAATTCGAAAGCCAAAAACGAAGCTTACGAAGGCAAGGAAACCAAGGAAGAAGAAGCAGCCGAGAAAAAAGCTGAAGAGAAAGAAGGCGACACTGTGGAAAACGCGAAGCCGTCCCAGGCTCTTGTCGCGGCTTTTTCCACTGCCCTGAACATCGACTTCGGGACCAAAACTCCATCGTTTGCTGACCTTGCCAAGCTTTCCGGCATAGTCGAGACAGACCCGTTTGCCCGCATCACCGCGGTCAACGCGAAATATGCAGAACTCACAGCAGTCACGGCTAAAAACACCGTGCCGAACGTGTCAAGTAAGGAGGTATTCTAATGCCTGGATTAACTCTTGGAATAGGGGAAACCAACCCCAAACGCGGTGCAGTCCAGTATGACGCCCGCAGGATTGACGGCGTTCCGTTCGTGATACCGGCTGGTGCCGGAGTGACCACGGCCGCTGTTGGCTCGATCGTGTCCCTCCAAGAATTGGGCGCGAAACAGTACATCGTTCTTGGTGCAGCTCCTCTCACCATAGGTTCGAGCGATTGCGATGTCATCGGAATCGGATTTCTCGAAGCTGCAAACCAGACCGATGATCGTATAGATCAAAGCATCGGAGTTTTTTCCGATGGTGACATCGTTGCCATGGTGTCGAGCATAGATGTGGTGGCCTCTGTACCTGCCATTGCGGCTCCGGCCGCTCCGGTTGTAGGTTCAGGGAACTATATCACCCCCGCCGGGAAGCTCACCGTCACTGGCACCGCAGGAAACGTTGCTTTCCCTGGAGTGGCTTTTTACGGCACCCCCGGAGTGCAGAACACCGGACAACTGAAAACCGGCAATGTATTCGCACGGCTCACCTCTCTGGTGGTCCCTGCACCGGTAGGAGCGTAACAACATGAAAAGAATATCATCCGCACAAGTTGCAGAACAGAAGTTCAAAAACTGGCTTGTCGTTCGTAACGCATACGCCAGGTCGAAACAGGCTGAAGGGCTCATGCCCGTAAATGAGGTGACCGGCCGCAGGGAATACGAAGCCCTGACCCGTGCCCTCCTGTCCGTCGCCAACGCACAGGCTCCCGACCACAACGAGGTTCTTGGAGACCTTCGTAGAAAGTTTGAAGGCGCGTCTATTGACCATGTGGTCGACATGGCTGACGGTCTCAGGACCATGCTCAACGGCATCGCCAGAAACGCTATGGCAGCCGGATCGACCCACGAAGCAGCCGAAGCCGTGGCCCTCAACGCATATTTCGGAAATCCCGGTTACGACCAGTTCGCTGGCCTCAACCAACTCGCAGAACAGCTTTATGAGCAACTGACCTTCGTCGAATCCTTCGTGGAAGAAGGCGACGCGGTGCAACTTGCCACTGAAGTTTCCGCGAGCGCCGGGGCCATATCCAGGTTCAGAATCCCCAGGGTGGAAGCGTCAGGGGCATCCAAGACCCGTCTTGGAGACCTCAACCCGTTCGGTGACGACCGTGTGTACTCCAACAACATGGCCCAGATTTCACTGCTGAACGAGTTCAAAAACGCCCACACTGAGGCCCAGGGATTCATCATCGAAAATGAGCAGCAGCAGGCCCTTCTTGGTTATGCCAGGACGATAGCCCCCGCGCTGGCTGGCTTCATCCTTCAGAATCAGCTTTTCTCCACGATTGAACAGCAGATCATGCAGGCGGCTGAAAGGATTTTTGTAGATGGCTTCGGCGCCGCATCCTTCGACGGAGAAACCGGGTCTTATGGCCTGCTGAGTTCGTCCATTATGCTGGCCCTTGCATCGGCCGGTGCTGCTTCACCCGCTCTTGCCTCTGCGGCAGATTGGGCAGCAAACCCGACCACTCTTGTTCAGCAGATTACGAATTTCAACTACAAGCCCGCTGACGCCACGCTCCCGATGGCATCGAACGCCAACGTGTCTTTGGTGTATGACGACATTATCAGGCTTTTAAACCTGATAGCCCTCACCAACGTAGCGACCAGTAAAAAGGTTGTTCTATATGTTCCCACCTCGATGTACTCGATGCTCGTGTCTTACATGCAGACCGGAACCCTGAACAGGACTCTTGGTGAAGCACTCAAGATTGCAATCGGCGGTGTCATAGGATCAATCGAGGTGAAAACCTCCGGTCTCATGAATGCCAGGATAAACTCCTTTGGTGCACAGCAGGTCAATCACATTGTGGCAGTAGTTCACGGTGCCCCCATCGGCAAGAAAGCAATCCTTTCCCCGATGGCAACCGCTACTCCGAGAATCACTACCGGCGTGGTAAGTGAGCAGCGCAGCAGCTTTGCGGCGTCCATCACCTTCGGCGGTCCCATGGTTATCCAGCGCGGGCAGGTCTTTGACCTCGCTTTCAGCGTAGAGGCATAAAGGACAATCGAAAAGAGTTGAGTTAAGAAAGGCGGCGGACCACAACCCGCCGCCTTTTTCATAAACAAAAAGGAGAGCGGCATGGCTGATTTTTTAACACCGTTGAAATTGAGATTGAAAAACCCCGCCGTGTCCGATGATGAACTGAACGAATATATCGCTTCATCAATGCGCGAAGTGAATCCCGTAAACTATGAACCGGACGATTACACTGAACAGGTTCTTGACACAGCATGCTATAAGCTGGCCCTTGATAATAAATTCCCCGAAATATCCAGCGTGTCACAGAACGGAGTAACCACATCATTTTCAGGTAATGACCCCGAACGTTTCAGGCGCAGAATTACCGAACGGCGCCAGGCTGTCCTTTTAGGGACGGGAGCCGACGCGCTTTGAATACCAGGTCCTTACATGGCCTTATGGCAAACAGGATTTCAGGGGATGACATCGCCCTTGAATACGCCGTTGAGACTGACTCCGGCGACGGGTCCGCTGTCGTAACCCCCTATATCGTTGTTTTAAAAGGTTCTGTCGGGGCCTTACAGCCGAAGGACATAGAACGGCTTGAAAAGGCCGGTATCATCGTTAAAAACGGCGTCACGATTGTCATACCGGAATGCCCAAAGGAGCAGCCGGACAGAATCACCCATGACAACACGGTTTACCGCGTTATAAACTGGACTTTTGATTTTTCGTATTCCCTGGGAAGCGGGGACTATGGAACAGTCATAACGACCTGCGACGAAATGACCATACAGGAAGCCGAGGACGAAACCCCTGGCGGGTCCGGCGCATGACCATAAACGAGAAATATTATGCGATGAATTCGGCATTGAATACCGCCCTTACAAGTAAGGGAATAACCTGCCCTGTGTACAAATACGGGTCAGTTGCTCAGCCTGTAAAATATCCTTATATCCAGACCACTTACAGGGTCACCAAACGGCAGCCGAACGGCTCGGCCTTGTCGGGAACCCTCATTGATTTTGAATATATACTGAATTTTTTCACAGCGGCAAAACATGAGCGTGAGAATGATGCTGCGCTGTTTGTCCCGTATGAGACTGCCCGTGAACTCATTGTGTCGCCTGATTATTTGATATGGTCCGGCATTGCAAACGTGCTAAACCATGATGAGACACCGGAGTTCAATTTCCACGGGGGCCTTGAAGTTCTGCAAAAAGGCTTGATTTTTAAATGCCAGTCTGTAGTATCCCATGTGATAAGTGACAACAGTAAATATGTAGATATTGAAGACGCCATGGAAGTTGTCGATGGCGCAATAAATTTTGACGAATAGGAGAATCCCACAATGTCAGCAAACTTTATAAACGTAGTTTCAGCGGCCACAACCGGAGTGCTCGGAGGTCTTCCGAGATCGATTGTATGTGCAACCCGTGAAACCATCGCCGGATACACTCCGGACACGAACAGCGGTCTCATCCGGGTCACGTATGCAATGAAGGCAGCTTTCCAGGCAGCGAACCCAACCGCATACGGGACGAACCAGTTCCTTGACGAAGCCTATGCCGGTTCGGTTCAGCCGAATGAGATTTACATCCTTCCTACGGGCGGGGGAGCGCTCACCTCGGCAATGCTCACCAAAGCAAATTACAGCCCCAGGTCGTGGAGTTTCCTGACCGTTCGGTCTCAGGATAACGGCCTGTCCGATGAAGCGACCTTCCTGGCCGACTGTGTGACTGCTTCAGATTGGGCAGTCCCTTCCCTGAGAAAAATATTTTTCCATTCGTTTTCTATGGTCAACGGGGACACCCTTCCGGCCGCTCTCCTGCTTGGGGGAGACCTTACAACGAATGACCGGACGATTTCAATTATCACCAATGCCTATACCACCATCGGGGACGGGGGCAGCGGTGACGAGGATGTCTACCACAACCCGCTTGTGGCAGCCTTGTGCTGGTCACTGTATGGAGGCAGCCCGGCACGGTCTATCGGTTCCCTGTCCGACTGTCACGACCTCCCAGGAGTCGATGGGGACACCTACGATGCAGCTACCAGAGCATACATCGAGGGCCAGTCTCTCATGCAGTACAACGGGGCGAAGGACCAAGGGGGCAGCCTGTTCTGCTATGACACTTTCATGAACGCCACTGTCAACCCTCCACTCACCCCGCAGGTGGAATCGATAATCGCAGAGGATTACATTGACGACTTCGTGACCGTGTTTGTGCG